TGTTTACATTTGCACTACTACCACTAATAATATTATCAGTAAGTACATTTCCAGCACTTGTATTTGCTGTTGTTGTGATATTACTTGTAGTGTTTACTTCACCTGTTACAGTTCCTACTACTGTTCCTATAATATTACCACCACTAATATTTGCTGTTGTTGTGATATTTGCATTTGAACTTATTGCAGTTCCTATGCTGTCTAATCTGTCGTCAAATGCCGCGTTTGCTCTAGGTATTGTAAAGTATAAATTACTACCTTCTGTTAAATTACTTGTACTTTTAGCCGCTAATCTTGTGTCAAAACGTGCATCTGTGTAGTATAAATTAGTACTACCTTCACTTAAATTATCAGTATCTAGTCCTGCTAAACTGCTTGGTGAACCTGTTACATTACCTGTAATATTACCTATAAATGTACCTAATATGTTACCACCACTAATATTTGCTGTTGTTGTGATGTTGCCAGTAGTGTTTACTGCTTGTAAATTACCAGTATAAGCACCTATGGCAGTATTTGCCTGTGCTGTTGTAAAGTATAAATTAGTTGAACCTTGTGCAAGTTCATCTGTATTGTTTGGCACATCTGCTGGTGTAAAGTCAAATACACCTGTACCACTAGTGTATGATAAAGCACCATTACCACTAGGTGTTCCTGTTGTTACACTTACTTGTCCTCTTGCTCTTGCGGCTGTGAAGTATAAATTTGTTGATCCTTCTGTAAGGTCATCAGTTGTTTCTGCAAAGTATGTAATGTTTGCACCATCATTACTAAAACCAAACTTGTCATTTCCTTCGTTCCATATAATAAATGTGTTTGAACTTGAACCTCTATCTACAAATATTTGACTGTTTGCACTAGGTGAACCACTTGTACCAAACTGTAATGTAATATTTCTATCTTCTACAAACAAGTCTACTACGTTTGCACTATTGATATTTCCGGTTACATTTAAGTTGCCACCAATTGTAGCATTACCTGTTAATGCAAGTCCTAGTGCACCACTACTTTTTAGTGTTCCGCTAGTGTCTACGTTACCCCCAATATCAATTCTACCATCACCTTTGATTACACTACTAGTACTTAAACTTAGGTTACTGTTTGTACCAAAGTTAGCATCAGCATTTGCAACAAAGTGTAGCCCAACAGTATCATTTGTTGATATACCAATAATATCTGTGTTACCACTTAATCTTAATTTGTTAGTGCCGCCACCTGCACCTATACCACCTTCACTGTATATAACTGTATTTGCACCTTCACCTGCTATGTGGTTATCTGCACCTCTAGATATAAATGCATTAGTAGTAGCCGCTACTGCTCTAGCATTACTAAAATATAAGTTTGTTGTACCTTCTGATAAGTTATCAGTGTCAAATGCACCCATGTTTACTGCAACATTGTCTGGATTTACTGTAATACCTGTACCAGCACCTACGGCTAATGTTGCTACACCACTTGTAGCACCACCTGTAAGACCACTTCCAGCGGCAACTTCTGTTATATCACCTTGTGGTATGCCAGTTATGTTTGAACCATCACCAAACAAGTATGTACCAATAACATTTGCACCACTTACGTTTGCTGTAGATGTTAAATTAGCACCTGTTACGTCTAAACCATTTGCTTCTAAGAATGTTTTTACTTGTGCATTTGATAGTGTAGGTAAGTTTGTTATACCTTGTCCATCACCACTTAATTTGTTTGCAGTTATATTACCTGTTGTTGTAATATCTGCATTACTTGTTAAAGTACCTGTAAGTGTACCACCTGCGGCATTTATATTTGCACTTGATGTTATATTTCCTGTTGCTGTTGCTGTTCCACTTGTTGAAATATTACCTGCACTAACGTTTCCTGTAACAGTTAAACTGTCAGGTTGTATTTCACCGTCAACAACTAAACTTGCATAATACTTACTGCCATCATATATAAAATTAAGAATGTTAAATGCATTTGCATTGGTATCTAAACTTGTAAAGTCATTTACAAAGTCCCATGTTACCCATTCTAAAGGATGTGTTAATGTATCAATTACATGTCCACCAGTACTATCTTGTGTTAGTATAAGTGTTGCACTACCACCAGTTGATAAATTACTTGGTGTAATTTTTGTTATGTTACCAGTAAGTGTGTATTTTTGTATAGTACCTTGTGCTAAATCCAGTGTGATATTACCACTACTGTTGCCGTTTGATACTATTGTTTCTTGATATTTTTTAAGTGTTAAATCATCTAATGTTTGTTCTAAGCCAATTGCTCCAGTAGAACTGTTGTATGTTATAGGTGCTGTATTTGAGAATAAACCTCTAATATCACTATTGCTTACACCAGTGTATTGTATAACACCATTTGAATTTGCACCATTATCGTATGTTAAGTTACCAAATCCACTTAAATTTGATACACTTATTGCTTCTCTTACAGCAGAGTTTGATACAATACTTGTTGCACTTACTGTTACGTTTACTGGTGTTGAACTTACTGTTACTACGTTAGAAGTAGTATTAACCGAGATGTTACTTAGTGTGGTACTGAGATTTATAGGCATTTCTAACTCCCTGTAATGTCATTAAAGTAGACTGTATTGTTAGCACTACGTGGATTGCCTGGTACAGCATCCGGACTATATCTCTCTATAATACCCCATCTATGTGAATCTGTTGTGTTAGGAGTTACTGAAGTATCTGTCCAAGCAAATTCCATTATGGTCATTACAACGTTTGCTCTTGCGTCAGGGTAAATTAATCCTGTATATCTGTTTGGTGGTATAGTAAAATCTATTAAACCACTACCGGCACTAGCAGTACCAACGTATGTTGAAACATTTACACTAGTAGATGTGTTACCTAAATAACCTACTACATTTGACTCTGTAAAGTTTGGATCACCTGTAACTCTATCATAAGTTACTGTGTCTATAACAACTGTTTGATAATCTACTTCAAAATTGTAAGAACTTACATTTGAACCGTAATTGTATTGATATCTTTGACTTTGGTCTGGTAACATTTCAACGATTTGCACGTTGTCTGCCCCACCAATATAGTCTTTAAAACTGAGGACTCTTCCTGCCATACTTCTCTCCTAAAGGAAATCGCTAATAAACTGAGGTTTATTAGCATCTTAATTATACTGTATTTATCCGTTTATTGTGTTTTTGCCCAGGATACTATGTGATAATAGTACCTGATACAAATCTTGTGTTTGAGTTTGGATAACTTAATGTAGCAATACCTGATTCTTGTCTAACAAATCTAGGCCCATTAGAAAGTGCATTTGCGGCATCGGCACTGGTGTTATAAGGTCCATATTCACTTTGTCCAGCAACATTTGCCATACTCCATTCTGTACCACCGCCACCATAAGATAATTGTCCAGTGTTACCTTCACCATTTATAACAATTAAGAACTGTTGACTTGCACCTCTGTTATCCACATAGGCTCTACCACCATTATCACCTCCACCTCCACAAAAGTCTGTAAGTGAATCTCCGTAAATTGGATTGTAATAACCTTTAGTGTAATCTAAATTAGCCGGTAAACCAAATGTATCAATTGAATTACTAAATCTTATACCAGGACCACCCATACCACCACCACTTGATGTAAGGCCTCCTGATGAAACAGCAAAACCATAATCATTTGATGTGTTGTTTGTACCTGCTATATTGCTACCACCAAAACCAAATGCTCCACCACCTGCACTTGCAATACTGTTAGCACCCAAAGAACCTTCAGAACCACTTGCAAACGTAACGTATGTTTTAAAGTTGCCTGGTTGTGAAACATTAGCAACATTTTGTGCTAAATCTGTTTCTTGGAAACTGATATTTGCTTTTGAATCTTTGGAACCACTACCACCTTTGTCGCCGGCACTACTAAATGTACCACCACCCGGTAAAGCAGTTTTTTGTAGACTTGTACCAACAAATACTTTTGTTTCATCAGATAAACTAGGACTTGCATTTGCTGGACGTTCACCTGTTTGCATTGTGTATGTGCCTACAGCAATATCTGTTAATGCATATTCTAAAACACCCAATTCACCAGCACCTTGGTCAACAACGTTTGCCCTACTTGGTGCCGCACCTACAATTAAACTTCTAAATTTTAAGCCTACTTTGTCACTTCTAAAGTAACTGTTTGCATTTGATACTTGATAAAATTCATTCCATACATTTACGTTACCTGTGTAATTACCTAAACTTGTTAAACTTAAATTAGCATTACCTGGTGTTGTAAATTTATGTACATTATGTGTTCCTGCTGGTGTACTGTATGTATTACTTGTATCACCACCTGATGCTACAATAGGTAGTACTTCATATATGTTTTGTTGAGCAGATGTTAGTAGTGTTAAACTGTCACTAGGTCTTTTTAAGTTCATTACAAAGTCTTTATGACCATTACCTGTTGTGCTAACTATTGTTTTTGTAATATTTGCATTACCATTTGAGTCTGTTGTAACATTTCCTGTAAGTGTAGCATCTGTAAAATCTCCACTTGCTATGTTACCTGTTATTTCATAATTCATTGTGGTATTAGCAAAGTTACTACGAACACCAAATACAACTGCATTTGCTTCTACACTTACATTTGTATTGCCTGTGTAACTGATTTCAAAACTTAAACTAGCCGCTGGAGATCCTGAGCCTCCACCAACTCCTATTTGTTTGTTTTTTGTTAAACCTATTTTGCTACTACCCAAAGGCATATTTACTCTCCACTATCTGGTAATGTAAATCCATTTGCCGCGGCATAATCATCTATATTGATAACTTCACCATTATGCATAAGCACTCTTGCTGGATTGCCTATGTAATTACCGTCAGCATCATACATTGTGTTTAATATTGTTGCTTTTAAACTAAACTCCATATCTTTATCCTCAACTTGGTTTTGTTGGCCATGTAACACTAGTAGGATCACTAGTATTGTTTGGCATATCTCTTAATGCTTGTCTGTATGTTTGCCATTCTGCTTTTTTGGCATCTGTCAAAGGACTGTCTGGTGCTTGTGTCCAGTCACAGTCTTTGAGTAAATTTGTTCTTATTGTTCTTAAACTAATCCAATGGTCAAAAGTTTTAGGAGGTGTTGTGCTTTCTACTACATTTGGTGTAACACTTACATTTACTTTCCATTTCTCTAAATTATGTAGTCTACTGCCTGTAATGTATGCAACATTTTCAAACCTACGTAATCTTGAAGTGTAATTGTCTACAATGTTTGCAGGCAAACGTTTACACCTAATTATGTTACCAGTGTCTTCATTGTAAAAAATATAATCTTGTACTTCACTCATTGTTTTACCTTACGTTTATGTATTTGTCACCTTTTGCTGTTCTACCACCATTGATAGTTCTGTTAAATCCAGTTCTAGCAATAGTTGTGTTACTTAAATTGCTGTTTGCAAATTGTGTAAATTGTGCGTATGCTGGCACATAAACTTTACCAGTTGTGTTTGCACCACTGGCAGTTGCTAATGCTAGTGCATTATAAGGATCAATGTTTATTGTACCACTACTTTGTAAGTCTGCACCACTGGCTAAGTCAGTACTGCCACTATGCTGTGTACCTTCTAATGTGTTGCTTATACCCCATAAATTACCTGGTACATTGGCTAAGTTTGCTGTATATTTTTCTTGATATTGTGTTAAAACATTTAACGCATAAGCACCGTTGGCTCCACTACTGGGTAACTCACCACCTAAACTGATACTGCTATCAAAGAAATAATCACCTGCTTCAATACCACCTAAGTCAATAATATCTGGTGTACCAATAATTGTGTTTGCATCACCTAATGCACTACTACCTGGTGATGTTGCTTCTAGAATATCTGCATTTGATACGTTTAGATTCGATGTTGGTTGGTCTTCTACTTGTAGTCCTACACCCATGTCTCTCAAGTCTGCTTGTCTTATACCACCATCTGGTGCATATTTAAAACTTGGTATATTGTATAAAGGTGTTGCTGTACCCACTTGCTGATTCTTTAACTGTATTGATACGTTAGCATTACTTGTTGGTGCCGCATTTGATAACACAGGAAATCCTTTGTCTGCTACACTATTTGCACTAAAGTCAATACCTAAATCTGGTAAAGGAATATTTATGTCAATAAATGATTCTGGATTAAACATACCACCAAATCCTTCATCTACTGTGGGCTCAATAATATGTGTTGTAGGATTGTTGTTTGGCAAGTCATCATTTTTAACACTTACAACTACTTGGTCTGCACCACCCACAATGTTGTTTGCGTTAATCATGTTTGCATAATCTAAACTAAAGTTTAATCCTGGTGTAAAGCCACCTAAAGTAAAGTCTGGTAAATTAAGGTCTATGTTTGCATAGTCTACGTTTGCAATAACGTTGCCGTTCCCTGGATCTACAACGTTAGCATTTGCTGTTGGTGATGTTACTACATTAACATTACCTATAATGTTTGCCCAGTCAATGTTTGCATTCCCCCAATTGGTCCACCAGTTTGGTATATTTGGTAAACCCAATGCACCATCACTTTGAACAACATTGTGTGTATATACACTATCATTGTATTCTAATAAAACTAATTTTGCATTCAACATACCTTCTGAAGTTTCTTGTTCTGCAACTCTCATAACTCTAAACAGTTTATCACTGTAACCAAAGTTTGTGTTTGTTACTTTAACTACGTCACCTACATCTACTTGCAAAGCACTATAATCTGCTGTGAACTCTAATGTTGTACCTAGTCTACTTTGACGCAAATCAATATTTGCCAAGTTAGTTACTCTTGGTGCATCATTAACTAATTCAAATCTTGTGTTTAATGGGTTGTCTGGTTCATTTGTGTTTCTATCACTAGGTGGTGTTGCTACAATAACTATATCTGTTTGGTCATGATGTTCTACACTAGGATATTCTGCTTCAATACTGTTGTATTGACTGTATAATTCTGTACTACCAATTGTTATTTTACTTGTAATATTGTCGTCATTAAACACAAAACAATTGGCTTTTTCTGCTGTTGTTAATGCTCTATTTGGTACTACTTTAAACTTACCTGTTTTATTATCGTATGTAAAGAATGTTGCACTTGCTTGGCATATAAAATCAATGTTTTGTTTTACAGGTTGATATGTTGATAACATACCATCAATTTGCCATCTACTGTGATATGCAGTTGCACCTAAACTTGTTGTATATTCTACATTACCATAAGTTCCATTTATGTTTGCATAATCATACATATCGTTGAAACTGCTTGTAACCAAATCACTACTGCTAAGACCCGCCCCGTATCGCTGATTTTTCAAAAAATCGAGCAAGACGTTACTAGGTTCATTTAGACTGTTTGTTATTTCAAATGTAAGTTGTCCTAATTGCTGTAAGCCATTTTCAGCATCATAATCCATTTCAAATACTGCATAAACTAAGTCTTCATAGTTTGTGTTTGCAGTAATTGTAGGCACTAAACTTTGTGCCGCAACTTTTGGTGACGTTGGAAATATTTGGTTAACACTACTTTGTGCGTTACCGGCATAAACATTAAGACGCATTTTACCTGCTACTGCCGTTGTTGCTGTTGCATTAGGGTCTGTTTGTCCAGTACAAGCATTACCAGTTGCCGCAAAGTTTATTGTTGCATCACCTCTTTTAAAACTTTGTAGTGTGTAAGTACCACTATCTGTTTTTTCACCAATAACCATAACATATTGCATAGTATTGTTTTTGTTCTTGATAGCCGCATCTACCATTACTGCACCCGTGTGAACTTTACCATAGAATACGGGCACTCTGTTATCTGTACTTGGTGCTAACTGTACTTTTACACCTGGATCTTTTGCTTGTTGAAATCCTGGAGGTTTGAATAGTCCTGTTGCTTTAGCAGTTGCTAAACCAAGTCCTGCCGCTGTTAAGGCAACACCAATTGTTGCTCCAATACTTAAAGTACCTGCTAAAAAACCTGCAAAAGTAGCCGCAAAACCGGCTCCTGTGATTGCACCAACGATTGCACTTGCTATTGCTGTAAAAACTGCCATCTACACACCCTCAAATAAGTAATTGCTTTCTATTTTCTTCCAACCTCTCTTTTCTAGGTCGAAATCTGGTGAAATTTCCATGTTTGTAAGGGTAAAACCATCAATTATCCCATGTTGTACCATTTTTTCACCACATTTTATGTATTCTTTGAGCAATCTGAACCCTAAAGTACTGAATCTGTGCTCTGGTTCTACCCACCATGCTACTTCTTTCATCGTTTTGACATGTGGTAACCACACATCTGGTGAAATACCAGCAATCAACATGCCTACTACTTCACCTTTTGACTCTCCTAACAGTATTACACCCTGACTCATAAAATTACACAACAATCTTCTCACATATTCATCATTATATTGTGGCATGTGTTGTGCTTCATACGGTGAACTATTGGCAAAATCAATCATCATTTCCATAATTTTGTCAAAGTCTTGTAGTGTTGCATGTCTAATCATTAGTAA